AAGGACTGAGGGGCGACGCTGAATCATTCGCCCCTCCATCGTCTGTTCGTGCCGCAGCGCGTCGTGGTCTCGAGCTTCGAAGGAAATACGGCAAGGGTGGCCTGACCACGCAAGAAGCAGGGAAGCAGGGCATTGGTAGCGGAGTAGCCAGGGCTTCCAACTTGGCCAGTGGCGATGCGATGAGCTATGCCACAATCAAAAGAATGGCTGCCTTTTTTTCGCGCCACGAAAAAAACAAGAGCGGGGGCGAAGACGATGCCGGCTACATAGCCTGGCTTCTATGGGGCGGAGATGCGGGCAGGGCCTGGGCCAATCGCATCATTAAGATGGTTGAAAGTCGCGATAAGGGTCAATGAGCGAATACGTGCGTGTCATTGAGGAAGAAGAGGAAGACGGCATTGGCGTCATGAAGGCCCTTGCTATTCTTTCCTCCCAAGAGCATCGCGGCACCTCTCAATGGCGCCTTGTTGAGCGGCAGCACTTCAGGAACGGAAGGCTTGACGAAACCCACATCTTTGTTGAGAGTTTTTATGACAAGCCCGACGAGCATTTCGAGCCCGTAAAAATGCTCACCTTTGAAGCAGAGGCCATTGCCAAGGCCTATGTGATGGAAAACATTGAAGCTCAAATTCGCGAAATTCAGGACGAAGACGATGAGGATTGAGCGGCATTGACCACGAAGTTAGGCATTCCAAGCAGCCAGAGTACGGACAGACCATAGAGACCGCTCAGGGTTGCAAGCTGGACTGCAGAAGGTTCTGTTTCGGCGCTCTCCATTCTGCAATAAGTAGTTTGGCTTATGTGCAATTCCTTGGCGACGGCTCTTTGTGACAGTCCGCTATTCAATCGGGCATCCCTCATGCGTTCTGCCACAAGCAGTCTCCTCTGGTAGTGAGGCATGCGGAGGGCATTGGCTCTGCTTGCCATTAAGTAGCGCATTTTGATTCGCGTATGAATCAAGAGTTGTGGATATTGTAATCGATCTTGCTAGTTTTACACTATGAGCGAAACTTCTTTTCGTTACGATGTCGCGCCCATTGAAAAGTATGAGCTGACCCCCGAGGGTTATCTTCGTACTTGGGCCACCATTGCTCGCACAGGCGTACAGATGTACACCGATGCGGACGGTGGGGTTCGGCGTGAATATCGTCCCGAAGAAGAAGTGGGCTCGCCAGAAAGCCTCGCTTCGTTTGCGGGCAAGGCTGTAACTTTTGAACATCCCCCCGCTCTGCTTGACAGCGCCAACACGAAAGACTATCAAATTGGTTTTTCAGGCACCGAAGTGGTTTATGACAACGGCTTTGTCCGTGCCGTCATGACCATCACCGACAAGGATGCGATTGAACGCATCATGCGGGGTGATGCAAAAGAAGTGAGTGCTGGTTACAGGGTGCAATTTGACCCGACGCCCGGCGTTGCGGAAAGCGGTGAACATTACGACGGCATCCAACGGATGATCGATGGTAATCACATTGCCGTTGTTCGCAGGGGCAGGGCAGGCCCGCAGGTGAAGCTTCATCTAGATCGCCTGGATGCTGCCGACCCATCTTTACTATCTCCCATTGAGGAACCATCTATGACTGCTAAGGTCAATTTTGATGGCGCCGAGTTCGAGGTGAGCGAGAGCGTTGCTCTGGCGATCACCAAAGAGCGCGAAGATGCCAAAATGTCCTACGAGGACATGAAGAAAAAGTACGATGCCATGATGGCCGAAGCTTCCAAAATGAAGGAAGAAATGGACGCCATGGGCAAAGAAATGAAGGGCAAGTGTGATTCCGCCGAGGGTCGCGCTGACGCTCTGGAGCAAGAGCTTGAGGCCGCCAAGGCCGAGCTGGAAGCTGCAAAGCAAGTGAACATTGATTCGCTTGTTGAGGAGCGTGTTGCTCTGATCGATAAAGCTCGCACCACCCTGGATAGCGAGTTTGATTTCGCAGGCAAAGATGCCCGTGAAATCATGGAAGCCGCTGTCAAGGCGGTTCGTGGCGATGCCATTGATCTGTCGGAGAAGTCCGACGATTACGTGCAGGCCATGTTCGACACCCTGGCCGAGTCGGCTCGTAGCGATTCTGCCGCCACCGATGAGCTTCGTAAAGCCGTTGCTTCCATCGCCTCTCCCGCCTCTGCACCCTCCTCTTACATGGAGCGACTGCAGAACGCTTGGAAGACCCCTCTTTCCATCTCCAAGGAGCGCTGATCCATGGCCGTTACTTTCACCCCTTCGGGCACGGCTACTGCAGGTGGTGTTCAGCAGAGCTATTCGCTTGAGCTGACCGCCCTCCTCGAAGGCCAACTGTCCGACATTCGCGACAACACCATCAGCACTTTCATCAATGAAACTGGTGCTGTGATCCCCTTCGGCAACATCGTCACTTGGGCAAGTGGCGGCACTGTTGCTAACTCCGCTAAGACCATCAGTGGCACGACCGAGACTGTGCTGGGCGTCAATGCTCTCACTTATGTCGACGAAACCGCTCTGAATGCCAACAATCGTCCTGGCGTAAAGGCCGCCCAGGCAATGAACGTTGTCAACGAGGGCGCTGTTGCCATGTACGTGCATGGTTCTGTCACCCCTGCCACCGCAGTGCGCGTGATCCACACCGCTACCGGCGTGCAGTATGCAGGTCAACTGCGTAGCGCATCGCTTTCGGGTCGGACTGCTGTTCTTTCGAACGCTCGTTACCTCACTTCTGTCACCGGCTCTGGCCTGGCGGTTGTTGAGTTCAACGGTCCTGCCTTCACCCTCACCGCTGACAATTCCTGATAGGAGGCCCTCCAATGTCTGATTTTCGCATGGACGAAGCGGGTCTGTTTCTCGAGCGTCAGCTTGAGTACATCCGCCCCCAGGTGTTTGAAGTTCAGTACTCTGACATCAAATACCCCACTATCCTGCCTGTAACCAGCGAAGCTGGTCCTGGCGCCCAGACCTTCACCTACCGCATCATGGATGCCACTGGTGAATTCAAGGTGATTGCCGACGCTGCTGACGATCTGCCCCGTGCCGACATCAGTCAAACCGAGAAGAGCATCAACATCCGCTCGATCGGTGGCTCGTTTGGTTACACCGTTCAAGAGCTTCGTGCCGCACAAATGGCGAACATCGCCCTTGAGCAGCGCCGCGCTTCTGCCGTTCGCCGCGCTTACGAGGAGAAGGTGGAAGACATCGCCATGTTTGGCGAGGCTTCTGTTGGCCTGGGTGGTTTCTTTAACAATTCCACGGTTGACCTTGTGGTTGCCGATAAGTGGTTCACTGATAGTGGCACCACTGCCCAGGAAATGCTTGAGTTGCTGAACTATGGCGTGACCGCCATTGTCAATGGCTCCAAGATGAAGGAAGAGCCTGACACCATCCTCATGCCTTATGAGGACTACAACAAAGTCAGCACCACCCGCAATAGCGACTCTTCGGACGTGACTGTGCTGGAGTACTTCCTGCGCACCAATCCCTACATCCGCAACGTTGAGCCCATCAACCAGCTTGATGCCGACAACAGTGTGCTGGATAAGAACCGCATGGTGGTGTACAAGCGCGATCCTCAAAAGGTGCAACTGCACATTCCTCAACCGCTTGAGCTGTTCCCGCCCCAGCAGCGTGGCCTGGAATTCATTGTTCCTGCCCATGCTCGTGTTGGTGGCGTGGCTCTCTATTATCCCAAGAGCGTTATCTACGTTCAAGACAACTGAACGTGATCGGGGCGTTAAGCTTGTTGGCAGTTCTTATAGAACATTCAAATGTTGATCGCTTATCGCCCTGAGCTCGAAAATCCGCCTCGTGAAGGGGGACTTGGCGTTATCACTGACGCCGGCATGATTCAGCTCAGTCCGGGGGTCAATTCAGACGTGCCAGAGACCAAATGGGCTCAAGCACGAAGCAATGGAACCGTCAAACGCCTCATGGCAATTGGCGCCATTGAAGAACTGAAAGAAACCCCCACTGTTCAGGACATTCCCCAAAAGGTGTCCACACTTGCCGGCCTTCCGCTTTCTGATGCCGTCCGCATGATTGAAATTATGCACGACGAGGACCAGCTCCAGGAATGGAAAAAAGTGGAAGGTCGTGTAAGGGTGCGCAATGCCATCAGCAAGCGTCTTGAAGCCATCCGCATTGGAAAAGCCTGATCATGGCCGTTACCTACGCCAGCTTTCTCGAGCGCTTTCCTGAATTCACCCCCCATCCATCGGGAATCGTGAATGGGGCCATCACCGAGGCAACGGCTGATGTGGGCGACGTGTTTGGCGATCAAGCCGACCGTGCAACAAAGCATTTAGCCGCTCATATCATCGCCATTCAGCTTGCTCAAATGGGCATCCAAATTGGAGCCACAGACGGCAAGGTGTATGGCAAAGGACTTGAGGCCACTCAATATGGCCAAGAGTTTAAGCGAATGCTTGAAACCGTCGTTGGTGCTTCTTCCATTGGCTTTGTCGTATGACCAATGTCCTTGCTCCTCTTGCTAACGCCACTTTGGTTTGGCAAGTGGCGTCTGGGTATGTGGTCGAAAGCGGCACTGGTAACTATGTGGCTACTGCCACTGGCGTTACCTACTATGCCTCGTTGAAGCAGAAGCAAAATCCTCGTTTCGATTATTTGCTTGGTGCGGACAATACAGCGGTCTACATGGAAGGGCGACTGACTGGTCCATTGGCCTTGTCGGGAATCACTCCTGGAAGCTCTGCTGCTGCAACAATCAATGGAAGGGAGGGGCGGTTTGAGCTATTGCCAAACGAGCAAATTGCTGATCATTATTGGCAATTCCTCGGCACGCCAATCAGGGGTATTTTTAGACTGGTTGGCAAAGGAAGCGTTCAGAACGTCTGACGCTTAACCATTTTCTCTTTCCATTGAGGATCTTCTCATGCTCTATCATCCCACCGAGCTGGTTAAGAGCCAAGACGTTATTGTGCGCGTTGGCTCGATTATCACTGCTTCTGGCCGCCCTGTCATCACTCAGAGTGGTGCAACCTTCACTGTCAGTGGCGCTCCCACCCTGTACACCCTGCAAGCGGCCACCACTGCTTCCGTTGCCTTTAACGATGGCAACACCGAATTCTATCTGCTGGGCGGCGGCGGCTTCTCTGACAGCGTGATCGTCACCTCTCAGGCCACTGCCTCCATTACCTCTTACTTCCAGAAGGATGTTGATGGCACCACTTTCGTGCCCGACAGCTTTGATGAAGCTTTCCAAGTGATTGCTACTGGTCGTTATGACAAGACTGCAGAAGTGTATGTCGAAATCAACAAGCAGCTTGGTTCAAGCGGTACCACTTTCTACTACGACCGTGTGGCTTACGTTGGCCGCGTTATGAACTACAACGAGAGCTATCCTGCCGATAACCTTGTGGAAGTCACTTTCGACCTGATTAGCCGTGGTCGCATTGGCATTCATCAAGCCGCAACCAGCTCTGGCAGCATTATTCCTACGGCTCCCAATTGATCTTTTGGGCTGTTTTCTTGCTAGCCTCTCCTTACGGAGGGGCTTTTTTATGAACATTCTTCAGCTCAGGGAAGTTGTAGTGGAACTTCTTGGAGCGGCCCCGAATTTGATTGGCACTTACATCTTGCCAAATAACAGCACCATTCCTGCAGTGTATGTTGTTGGGCAGAAAAGCGTCCCAAGTGAGTGGAAGGTGACTGGACTAGAGGTGACAATGCGGCAGTATCCAGAATTGTTGCCGGCCTCTCCGTTAAGTGGCACTGTCAAGGTTTCGCAAATATGGGAAGTGGTATTGGTTCAATACAATCCAGATGGCAAGCAAATTGCAGAGGCGATGGAAAGAATGGTCAGGCGGTTTCCAGACTCTACGCCTCGTTACTTCCCTGGTGATGACGTAGCTTACGAGCGTTGTCGCTTTTCGATACCAGACCTCATCCTCCATCGTCTTTATCCAGCATGAGTGCAGTCATTGTTGGGGCAACATTATCTAGCACCAAAAGACTTGAAGCTCAGTTGACTCAGGCTTTTGCCAACTGGGCGCGAGAAGATGTTAACGAGTATTTTCGAGAGCAGTTTACAGAGCCAATCTGGCTATACAGCAGAGAGACCACCAGGCGCAATCCTGGTGCTCCAATTAAAGAAGCAGGATCTCCTCGAGACATTTACGACTACGGAGAGCTGTACGAAAGTGGCAGAAACAGTTTTTCCGTCTCACAAGGCGGTATCAATATTTCTGCTTCTTGGCACTGGGATGCTAAAAACAGCTCTGGCCGTCCATACGCTTATTACGTTCACGAGGGAGAGGGTACGAACTACGGAAATCCTCGTCCCTGGACAGACGTTTTTATTGTGGGAAGTAAGTTTCAAGCCAGCCCTTTGCGGGCGGAGCTCATTTCTCGCATCAGAAGCGCATCGATGAGCCGATGAAGATTGATTACTTGCATAGCGCCGACAATTTGGTTCACGCCATTAACAGCAACATTGATGGCGCCGCAATGGAAGTGGGCATCCTTTGCCTTATTTCCCACAGACAGGCGACCATTAGAATTGCGAACGACTACCACTCGTTCCTCGTTGAAATACCGCCTCAGTTTCGCTCTAGTTTTGAGCGAGTGAAGGTGTTCAACGCTCTTCTCAACATTCTCGATCATGAGCAAATACAGTTTTCTACTGGAGACTAAGGAAGAAGGTTTTTGCGAGCTTCTGCCTGGCTTGCGCCTGAAAAAGTTTGGTGGGTGGCTTGTTGCTGAGGCCATTGAACAGGAGGAAATCGGTAAACTTCAAAGCCAGGCGACGATTAAAGCTGTTCAATTGGCAAAAAGAATTGCCACTTCAAAAGGCATCAGCTTGGACGAGGCTTTTGTTCTGCTTCAAGGCGGAGGCAGCACAATTAGCGAAGCAGAGCTCCTTTCTGAATTCACGGAAGAAACCCTGAGCATGCTGACAAGCGGCTCTTCTGTTGAAGCTACCAATGCGCGAATGGTCACTGCCTTTATTCGCTCTCGCGGACAAGGGCTGATCGATGGGGAATGGCGTGATATTGGAGATTGGAGCACAGAAGACACCAATGCGCTGCCACGTCGCATTATTGCCAAGGTGGTTGAATTTATTAGCTCTGAGCAGGAATCAGAAATGAAGGAGGCTGGAGAAGCAAAA